TAAAAAGCTGCATTCTGAAGCGGAGTATTTTCGTCAACTCTATCAGTTGCTATTTGCATAAATTTTAATAGATTACAAGACGAATCCAAAGGATCCCCAGTTGTTTGTAATGCAGGCCAATCAATGTTTGCTATTCTAACTATTGATTTCCAATTTCTAACCGTTAAACCAATATCCCACATATAATGTGTTGTTAAAACTTGATGTCTAAGTTCTATCCCGTCTACTATGTCTATTTGTGTTGATTCTCCTAAATCTTCCATTACAAAACCTGCTTTTGAACCAGCTGGATAAAAACCATAAACATAATCAGTGCCCCAATTTACCAACCAAATTGAAGTGTTATTTGACTCTGTTCCACCTGCATCAATAATATTATAACCTTCGTTTTCTTCATCAGTAGATAGTTTACTATATCTTGGCGCAAATCCTGTGAAATCTGAAGGTACAATTTTTTCGTTTGCATAAAATATGTCATACGCTATTTTTTGTCCAAATCCTTCTACGAAAGCTTGGTTTTCTTGAGCAAAAAAAGCCACAGAATTACCATTTAATTCTGCAAGTTTTTTATCAACTGGACAATATGCTGAGTACATTGCAACTGTATCTGTTATTTGTTTTTTTGTTGAATGTTGGCTAGGAACACCCTGATTAAATTTTCTTGTAGAAGGTGTCGGCAAAGATGTATCAACAGTAGTAATATTTGTTGTTGCAGTAGTCCCCGGCTTGAATACAATATCATCAAGTATTGCATTTTTTTGATTCAAAATATTTACAACTTGCGTTATCTTTTGGTTTTTATCCCATCTTCTTGACAATTCACTTAATGTAACTGCCCCGTATAGTTCACTCATTTTATATTCTCCTCATTATTTTTTATTGTTTAATCTTTTAGATATATCTCCGAACATTATTTCTTCCGGAGATTTTTCTGCCATTGTTTTATCGCCTTCAATAAATTTGTCTTCACTTATTTTTTTGCCAGCTTCTATAAAAAATTTAACTAAATACATATTATTACCTGCTCCAGATGTTGTTAAAAAATCTAACAAACCAGCTTTATCTTCTTTTGATACAATAGAATCAATCGCAACTGCCGCATAACTCATCTCTTTTTTATAATTTATTCCAAGCATCTGTTTAGTTTCTTCTTGCATAGTTTTAATCGCAGACTCATATTCTTTATTTCGTTTTAACTCTTCTTTTCCAATAAGTTGAGTCTGAATATCTATAAGTTCTTGCGCTTGTTCTTGATTTAAATTAAGTTTTTTTGCAATTGGTTTAAACAATTCTATTGCATCTTTATCAATCTCTACACCTTCTGGCATCGTAAAATCAACATATTCAATTTCTTTTTTTATATTATTTTTCTCTTCTTCTATTATGGGTTCATTTTTTGTTTCTACATCATTAATCAACGGATTAATATCTTTAGTTTCAGTTGTTTCAGCTGTAGCATCTTCCTGCCCATTTACGTTTGAACTATCTGCTAATACGTCTGCTTTACTACTAATATCCTTCGTTGCAACATTATTAGTTTTTTGTGTATCATCATTAGTTGTATTATTTTTTATTGTCATAAATCCTCCATCTTTTTAATTAATTTTCTATTTTTTCTATTTTCACTTACATACTCATTTATAATTTGCTCAATTATAATTGGGTTTATTTTTCTTAATAAACTTGCAATTTCTAAGCCCGCATATCTTTTACCTTCCTTATAACTCATTATTGCTTGGTTTGTATCAAATACAGAAGAATTTATATGGCAATATTCAAATAAAATCTTATAAAAAAATCTACGACCTTCCGGCATTGATAACAACACTTTTAAGTCCGCCTCATCTCTCATTCGTTTTATTTGTAATTCTTTTTTTTCTTCTTCTGCTGTTTCTAACTTTTTTCTATCAATATAAGATAAATATTGAGACTTTAAATCTTTTTTAGTTAAATCACCCATATTATGCACCCACCAATTGCCCTAATGCATTATCATCCCTTACTTCTGTTTCAGATAACACTTTTGCACCTTGCACCATATTCGCTACTTGTTCTTCTTGTTTAATTGCTTGCTGTTGTTTCGCTCTTTGATTTCTAATATATTCAACCTCTTTTTTACTTCTTATAATTTTTTGTGATACTCCAAGTTTTGTGCCATATATATCAGCTGCTTCATCAGAATTAAATTTATCAACAACTTCAGGGAATACTGCCGATAAATTTCCAATCATTGATGCATATTGCTCTATCGCTTGCGTTCCTACCATCTTTTGAGCTTGCGCAACTGTTGATATATATTCTATCTTATAATCTTTACCCTCAATCTCAGGTGGTTGCGTCGGTATTAATCCAAATTCTAGCAAATATTGAAAAGTTAAATCTATTAACGGGCTTATTGCTTCATTATTAAATTGTTCCAAAATACGAGATAATGCTAAAAGTTTTTCTTCTGCTCTAAAATTTATTTCCGTTGCTGTTTTGCTTGTATCATCAAAACTATTACCTAATAAAAATAAATCACCATAAAACGCTTTATTTATTCTGTTTGTAATATCTTGCACAACAAAAGATATTGCATTAAAATCTATTTTCTCTTGCGACAAAGGTTTTGCACCAAAAGAATTTGGATTTTCAGGATTATATCTTGTAACCCCGTGCGCATCTAAATCTATTGCTTCAACTCCAGCCTCAACCAAATGCGGTGGATAAATTGTTTTTTCAGTTGCTATCGATATATCTTTTGTCATTTCTTGTAATTGCCTAGTATCTCCTAAACATAACCAGCCAGGACTATCTTTACCATATATATCAGAAGTAGTTGTCAAGCCCCAACGCGGGGCTATTATTGGAAAATTATTATAACCAGATTCTTTTAAAAACTTATTGTCAAAATCATTATTATCTGCTTCCCAATAATACGACGAATATTTCATATTCTTATTATCTAATTTACCTAATTTTCTTTTTAAATTTGGACAAATTAAATGACGCACATTAACCGTTTGCGTTAAATTATTTAAGTCATAATTATTCTTAACTGTTAAACTAACATTATTGTATCCAAACTCTTCTACCATTTGCGCAACCGTCATCGAAAATTCTCTAGCAAATGTATTTATTCGCCCCTTACTATCATTCGCTAAAAAATATTCTCCAGCCGTAAAACTTCTTAAGCGAATAACTGTCTCGTTATCTTTTTCTATTAATGCGGCAGCAGTTGCAAATACTCCAATCTCTTCATATAACGCCGCAAACATATTATAAGCATTGCTTTTTGCAAATGTATCCCTTATTTTATTCTCTACTAATTCTAACCATAATTTTATTGGTTTTTGATTATTTAATTCTTTTTCTTCCATCTCTAACTTGAACCACGAACGAAATGGACTTGTTATTCCTGCCATCATCCCCGCAACAAACGAACGAATTGCTAATGATGTTGCATTATTTATTAGATGGATAGTATAATTTAATAAACTTCCATCATTTGTTGTGTCCCCATCAAATTTCCCGCGAGTCGGACTTAACCATAAAGACAATTCTTTCCAACTATCTAGCCAAATGCTTGCTTCATTTTTCATTGCATTAAACTTTTTTTCTATTTCATCTTTTTTTGTATAATCTGACATATTTACCCCAATGTTTTTTTCCCAAGCGAAGACATAGAATTTAATAATAAATTATTTGTATCACTTATACCATTCCTTCTTGCTCTTATTGTTGAAGCAAAACCTCTTCCTAACGCTAAAGCTCTTTTTCTTCTTTTTGCTGCTTCTGTCTCACTTAAAAATTTTGACGATGCCCCACTTGACAACTCTGGCAATTCACCAGCTGTGCCTGTACCACCATCTGTACCACCATCTGTACCACCATCTGTACCAAAATAAATTCCAGTCGTATCACTTGGGTCAAAAAATTTACCAACATCTTGCACAGCTTTTTCTATTGTATCACCAACATCAATCGCTTGTTGATTAATATCTCTGCCTATCTTTTTTATAGGTTTACCAATTACATCAGCAGGATTCCAACTACCACCACTCCCCATTTTCTGCCTCCTATTTTAATAATGTTGAATAATAATAATCTACTGCCACATCATTATGAGGCAAAAATTTTGGGATTATTCCTATCCTCTTAAATCCTAATCTTTGCGAAATTAACCTTGATAATCTATTATCCAAACGCCCAACTATATCTATTCTATTTATGTCATACTTTTCAAAATAATATTTCAATGATAATTTTGCACAATATACACTAATCTTTGGAGTTCTATATTCTTTTTTACAGTATCCAGTATATAATACACTCTTGTAGCTGTTTTGAATAATATAAGATACTCCAATAATTTCATCATTTAACTTCGCAACGCACACATCTAAAATACTTTTATCATAAAATAATTTAAAATCTTCCTTAGTTTTTAATTTTGCCAAATCTGAAAATATATACCCAGCCTCTTCTTTTATAAATTCCCAAGTATCTACAAATCTATCAAATTTCCCATAAATTAACTTAATATTTTCTTTTGTTAATTGTATAATTTCCACCTCGTTCTTTTTTATAATCATTATATTTATGCCAAGTCGATGACTTATTTTTTTTAATATTTAATAGTAAATTTTTATCTTTTTTTTTAACTGGAAATGCAAATGTTAACGCTAATGCATCAGCTCTATCTGGCGAGCCTATGTTCCGTCTTCTCATATCACTTTTTTTCTCTAATAATTCTTTCCCTGCATTCGCTCCAGTTTCAACAATTACATATTCAGGGCTTATTAAATCATTACATAATATTGCATCATTCGGGATACAACCACCATTTTTTAACCATTCCCTCATATTACCCCACATCTCAGAACGCTTATTATAATATTTTTGGCTACTTGATGCCGAACCAAAATATATCAATTGCCATTTTCTACCTAAATTATTACCAATATCTCTCAAAGAATGACCTAAAGCTACATCAATAAAAACTGCATCTGCATTTAGTTCATCTTCAAATTTTGCCAAAATTTCTGCGACTGGAAAAAAATTAGATACTTTTTTCCAAGTTGCCAATATTTTACTTGCATTCCCTTGCCTCCAAACCATTACAGTTTCATCCCCACCATCACTAGCTGGGTCAACTCCAATAATACTCGGTGCATACGAATAATCACTTAAATTAATATGTTTTCCACGAGCCATATCAACATAATTACTCGGTATAAATTGTCTGTCACCAACGCTCGGGAATATACCTCGCACACGCACTTTGACAAAATCACTGTTTTCACCATCCTCGCAATCAACTATCCATTTGTTTATTTGTTCTTTATTTGTAAATGAAACTTCTCTGCTATCAATCTGTTGAGTTTCCCATCTATGCCTATTTTTTGTGAAACATTCCTTAAAGCGACCAGTATTCCTAGTCGGGTTTCCAAATACTAACCATAAAATTTCAGTATCTTTGTCAGTTAACGCACCCTCAGTGACTTCCCAAATCGGATCGGGGATTGCGGATGCTTCATCAAAAATAACAACTACACGCTTCCCTTGATTATGCATCCCAGCGAAAGCTTCAGTATTTCTTTCTGACCAAGCAATCATATCAAATCGCCAAGTTTTTTCTAAGTCTTTTTGTGTAGAAAATAATGCTGTGGCAGTAAATTCAAATAAATGTTTCGCAATAAATAAATTATGCCATTTCGATAATTCAGCCCAAGTTTTAGTCTTTAACTGCGTTTCAGTGTTAGCCGTGACAATACCTTTTGTGTTTTTTTTTGTTGATAAAGCCCAGAGGATTATCCAAGATACAAAAGCTGACTTGCCAATTCCGTGCCCAGAAGCTGTAGCACACAATATCGCTTCATTAATATTTAATAGCTTATCTCTTATTTTAATCAATAATTTTTCTTGCCAAGGCTCTATTCTTTTATTCTCAAGCTCATTTTTTCCCCAGCTAAAAGCAAATTTTACAAATTTTAAAGGGTCGGACGATAACTCAGTTAAATTTTTAATTAATTCAATATCAAATTTATTAATTGAACCCATAACACCTCTATTATAAAAAAAAATATTAAAATCATAATATGTAATATAGCTGAATTTAAATAAAACAGTTAAAAACATAAAGATTGTAGTAATTTACTGGTTTTGTAGAAAATTCGGGATTTCCGAATTTCTTCATAGTTTGATTTTCTTCTAGCTCTTTTTCGTCATAAATATTTTTTATATGCTCATTTGCGGCAGAACGAAACATTAAAAAAGATGTAAAAATAAAATTTTAAATTGTAATCATTTTTCAATACGAATACGTGCTTCCTGCAATTCTTTTTCTTTTTTTTCATATTCATCACCAATATTAAAATTATGAATATTATCAATTTCGCTCTTATTTTGAAAACCATACCATTTTTGACATAATAAAAATTTTGCAAAGCTTCCATCTAATTTTTTTGTTAACGAACCCTCACAAACGCCCTCAACATATTTAGTCTTACATTTATCAGTTAATTTTTTTAATCTTAACAAAACTTTCTGCCTAGCAGTCAGCTCACCATCTTCATCAATTTCTTTTGCTTGATTTAAAAGGTTATCAAAGTGTCGTATTGTTATAGTATTATTTATTAGTATAAATTTAGATAAAGTTGGGCGAACATTTTCAGAAATAAATTTTTCAAAATTATCGGCGATTTTTTCTAATTTTTCCTCATAATATAAAATATTTTCGGCGGGTTTTTTAATCATAATTTTTGACTCCATTTTTAACTCCTTTACAAGACTTTTAGAAAACTATATTAAAAACATACTTTTACAAAAATTAGTTTTTTCTAACTTAAGAATACAAAAAATTTAAATTTTAGCAATAAAAAAATTACAAAAAACAAAATAATT